CGCCTTTGCTGCCTTTAAAGTCTTCCCATATATTCCCAAGCCAACCTCCAACTTCCTTTTTTAAGTCTTTAAAAAATCCTACTACTTTTGGTTTATTTGTATCAAACCAATTTCCAAATTCACGAAGGGCAAGTGGAATTTTATCTTTTAAGAAAATATATGCAGGCTTTATAAAATCTTTAATAAAAGGATTATCTTTGTTTCTGTCAAAAAAGGCTATGATTTTCTTATCTAAAGATTCAAGATAGGTCGCCGCGTTCTTTATCATTTCTCCCATATTATCCCAATTTTTAACAATCCACACAATCCCAGCACCAACAATTACCCACTTATTTGTGAGCAAATCCATAACCGGGGATAAAACATTGTGGACTTCTTTGATCGCAAAGGAAAAAGCCATGGCTTTAACAATCATTCCTGCCACATTCTTAATCATGCCTTTTGTGCCCTTATCTAAACTTGTCCACCAGCCTATTACCCTCTTAAGTTGTTTATTAAATCCTTCAAAAATAGATACGGTACTTTCCAAACCATTTGGACCAGTCATAAATTTCGACAAACTTGTAAAAATTGGTTCAAGCGTTCGCCCATAGATATTTCCCAACCTATCAAATATAGCCGCAAATCTTTCAGCAATTGAAGTGCCATCTCTCATAGCCTTGGTTAAATTTTGTTGGGCCACAAGTGCTGGGTCTGCCTTGTCTTTAAGATCTTCTAAGCTTGCTTGTTCGGTTCCGAATAAACGCATAGCTTCTGCCATATCAGAAATACCCACAGCTCCCGCAATTCCTTTTTTCTGAAAGCGATCAAGCATATCCCAATTTTGTCCTGTTGCTGCCATGGATTGGCGAATCATATCAATTCTTTCGCTTTCAGAAGCAGTAAGCATATCAATACTATTAAGAAGATTTCCTCCAAGCATCGCATTAAGCCTGCCTGCTTTATCGGCTGCATCCTCAAACGTATCAAAACCACCAGCCACGTTAAGCAAACTTTGCATTGACATACCAGTAGCTTTAGATTGAATCGCTAATTCCTCAAAAACTTTAACGCCGCTTTTACCATAACGAGCAAGTTTCGGCGCTGCTTGCGCGAAGTCTTTAGCCATTTGTTTGGGAGCTACACCAATTGCAAGAGCTAATTTAGCCATTTTTTCAGATGTGGATTTGGCCTCATCTGCTCCCATTCCCATGCCTTTAATCAATAAATCATAATTGGCAGTAGATTCTTCAATAGAAATACCCAATTTTGTAAATGCGGTGGCTTGTTCTGCTAAGTCTTTTTGAGCTTGTGGGGCCAATAAAGTAAATTCTGCAAAAGAGTTGTGTAAAGTTGTAAAGGCTTTACCAGCTATCTCTGTTGAAATACCCAAATCGACCATGCCAGCTTGCATGTCGATAGCCATGTCTTTATATTTCTCACCTTGTCCCGTTGCTTGTTGTAGGTTAGCACGGAGAGAATCAACCGCTGTGGCAGCTTCCACAAAGCCCTTAAAACCTCCACTTCCTCCAAAAGCTTGGGTCATTTTTTCCGTCGCCCCAGCTAATTCTTCAAAAGGGCTAACAAGTGTGGCAGTAACATCTCTTAACGATCCCATTACTTCTGTGAGATATTCCACAGGAGCTGTTACAGCATCCACAGCTCCTGCTGCTAAATCACCTGTTTTTTCAATAAATTTTTTAACCATAATTTACTGTTACTCTATAAATTAAATAGTTATTACCCAAAATAAAAAACCCCTCGTTGAAAGAAGGGTTCCATTATTTAGCGTCTAATGGGAGTTTGATTAGATCTTTCTCTCTGCGCCTTTTCGATCTGCTCTTGTTCTTTTTTAAACTCTTTACCTATACGGACAACCCACCATTCTCTTAATTTGATGGGGAGATTGTAAGCTTCAATAAAACTCCAACCTCCGTAATGCTTAAGATAAAAGAATTGTTCATAAACAGATTCAGTATAATCTTTAGTCAGGCCAAAAAAAGTTTGCGGAAAAAGGAATGTCTACTTTATTAGATGCATTGCAAGTCTCACACTCATAAACATAAGTCATATCCATATCTGGACGTGCTGACTCGTATTCTTTTCTTAAGTGTAGAGCATCTTGCGCTGGCATTATATCGACAAACTCTTCAACCGTACTCCTGTCAGATACTGTATTAAGTGAAACAATGATTTTTTTATATTGATCGGTTAAAGTAGTATCAGGTAATTTTAATTTTTTTTTCTTATCTGCTAATTTTACAAGTGATTTTTCATCTTCACCCGTTAATAAGCGACATTCTGCTTCAATTCCAGTTTTAGGTAATTTAATAAAAAATGTACCATTTTCAGAAAATTTAATATCTTTAGATATTTCTTTTGATTTTACCTCATTAAGCTCAAATGAATGTTCATTGGTAGTAGAACAATTCATACAGCCTACTTGTGCTTCATATTGAGAACCAAACCCATTAATTCTTGCAGCAAGAATCAAAGCATTTTTATCTCCTATAAACAGTTGGGGTGCTTTAATATTTTTATCAACAAAAAGACTCTCCAACATTCTATCAACCGCCACGCCTTTTTTTAAAAGACTCTTTGACGTTAAGATATCCGTTTCCTTTGCTGTCATATACCGCATTTCTACGGTTTCAACATTGTGTAAAGGATGATCGGAAGAATAAAATTTTCCTGCTGTTGGGAGTTCAATAAATTCTGTTGGTATTACAAAATTTAAAATTGAATTTGTATCTATGGGTGGCGGCGATTCGCCTTTATCTTGAACTTGTAGCCTAGACTCATCATTTCTTGGCATATATACCTCTTTCTTTTAATTAATTGTTTTTCATCCCGGTGTTGCTGGAACATTATTTCCACGGAATTGAACATAAGCATTATCATATTGCAATGTAATACTTACTTGAAGAATAGTTTCGGAATCGTAAGCTAAATCTCCAAATTCAGCAGCTGAAATCCAAGCATTGTTCAAAACCCAGGTTTCCACTTCGATCCCAGCCGCATCCAATGTCTTAATGTAGACTTGGCCAATTGCAGATGCAGCACCTTTTTTTGAAATAGATTTCAAACCTTTACCTTCGGTTCCAATAGGCTCAGGCAACTCATATCCCGAATCTTGTAGAATTTTCATAAGTTCTACGGTTCCATTTGAATCATCATTAACCGTATCTACAATCACAAAACTACATGGACCCCATGTAACACGTCCAGGGTATTTAAAAGTATGATTTATATATTGAAGTGATTGTTCACTGACCGTCCAACTAGGTTTTTTAACACTTTTAATTAAATATTGTTTAATTCCAGTCTCACGGCCTGCAATACTTAATACAAACCTATAACCTCTTTTTGGTTCTACATTATTATCCTGCCAAAATGCCATCTATTCTCTCCTTAATTAAATAGTATAATTACTAGTTTAATCCTCAAAAGCTGCTCCACTATTTGTAATTATAAAGTCAATAGCAATAAATTCAATTGCTCGCGCAGGTTTTAAGTAAATTTTTGCATACATAATATTCCTATCAATCAAGTCAGGAGTTGTAGTGGTTGTATCAAGTATTACTCGATAATCATCTAAACCATGTCTCATTCGGACACTATTAAGGAAAGGAATAACTTGTCCTTTAAATCGATCCCATGTTGTAGTAACATTTTGATCAAATAGTAATCGGGCTGCAATTCTAGAAACTTCTCGTTTCACATGAATCATCAATCGTCTTACATTAACTCGATCCAAAGCAGACCTTGTTTTCTGTAGTGTCTTTTGACCAAATACTACGATTCCCTCCGCTGGGAAACTTGCAATTGGATTAATGTTTGCTTCATATAATCGATCTCGATCTCTTGAAGTTAGTCGTTGTTTCAAACCGATAACTGGTATGCCTGCTGCTCCTTCTGAAAGACCGCCACGAGTGAAGCCTGCGGGAGCAAACCACAATTCAAAATTATTATCAGTATTGGCATATGTTCCTACGGCAACAACCGAAGGAGGAATCCAGACATTCATGCCAGTTCCCTCATCTTTGGTTTTAACCCACGGATAATATGTTGCGCCATAACTATTATTAATAGATCTCTCATTAAGAGTAGTGACTGCGGTGGTTACATTACCACGAACATCGTCAGCAGAATCGCTAGGCTCGTAACTTGAGCGATCTTCTCTTGGAATAAAGTTTCCAGCAATATCAATTATTGCTAAAGAATCAGCACGTCGTTGGCAAACATCCATAAGATGGTTTGTTAATCCCTCCGTCGTTACACCAGGTACGGTCATCATATTACACTCTACAACTTCTGCATCGGCACACGCATCAATCGCTAACTTAATAGAATTATAAGCATAGCTTGTAAATTCTGTTTTTCCGCCAGTTCCAAACGTACTATTGTTGAATGGATTTCTTTCTAAGATATTTACGCCATCAAACCCACCAAATAGTGGGAGTGTAAACTGATCAAAACCCGCATCTAAAGTATCTTTATACGTGTTAGAACCAGTAGAACTAAGCGAGGCTCCAATTTTACGTGACCCAGATAAATAGTAAGCTTGAGTGCTCGAAAATGATGCGCCTACAGCAACCGTCGTTGTCTTTGGAAGGGTCGTAGATATACTTCCTGTATATCTCGAAACATTATCCATAGTAAAAATATATGAATATTCGGTACTATCGTCAACACCAATGGCCGGTCCTGTAGAATCATTACGATAATCATCGGGCAAGCCCAACACATAGTCCATATAAGATTCATCGAAAACTGTGGAACTGCCTGAAAGACTAGTATCTAGGCCGAAATATGCTTCTTTAGGACTAGCTAAATTTCCTTGTTCGGTGCTCTCGCGCAAAGATGTTTTAGGGAATTCAAAAGATGCCGATGTTAAATAATCGTTCATGTACATTAAACTGTAATCAAAGATACCTCGTCGAACAAGTAAATCAGAATCTGTCACAGTTGAGCCACCATCAGTCGCTGGTAGATTACAAGGATTTACATTTCCACTACACGCCATAAAGCCCTTAAATCGTGGAGGTCCACGATAACCAAACGGAATTAATTGATGAAAAGATTCCCACGGTTCGTCGGGATTCATTTGTACATAAACATATTTTGAACGATTTGGGTAATCTCCGTAATCTCTATAACGTCGATCAACATCGCTCCAATCAGCGTAACTATCGCCAATTTTAGTAGCGATAAAATTAGTATCCTCTTTGTTGAGAGTACAATTAGAAAATGTTTCTACTAATACTGGATCTTCATCACTATCTTCTGATTTTCGAATTTCTACTGTAAATGAACCATATTTTTCAAATTCATTTGCAGGTGCTCTAATATCAGTAATAGATATTTTAAGATTTTTTTGTTCCCATGCTCCACCTTCTAATGTTCTAAAGCGAAACAGAGTGTGAGCATTAAGAGGTTCAAAGCCAGCGGCAGCATCCAGATCCTGTCCAATAATCCAGCCCGTCGAGGCTCTTTGAACTGATGATTGATTAATATTCCAATCGGTGTCGGCGTTAAGTAACGGCAAACACACACCATAAACACGCGAATCAGTGTCACCAGTATTTTTAATAAGTTCAGCCACAGAACGATCAAAAGTTTCGCCCAAAAAGTAGGTCTTTTGAGCTGAAGAAGCATATTGCCTTTCATTAGGATCTACAAGAGTGGGGTTAGTGTTGAATACTTTACGAATGTATCGTTTAGAGTCCTTATTGAAGTCAAAAGTAATTTTCGATGCAATACCTTCGGAAGAACCTGAGAAAACTTGAGCTGTAAATTGTTTATTTGTTCCATTACTGAGAACAGTCATACCAAGCCCACCGGAAACTGTTGTGCTTGAAATAGAAGCTATCGTTCCAGTCAAAGAAACTGCCCCTTGGTCAGCATAAAAGACTGCTGCCAAAGTTCCGGTAGTGTAAGAATTTAAAATACCACTAACGGTCCCCGAATCAATTAAAAATAATCCAAATGCGCCACCAGAATCATAGCCAGTATAAGTGGAACCCACTTTCCAGCCTGCAACACCCGCTGCGGTTGCTTCGGTGTGTTTTTTGCCCAAAAGCCTTACAAATGTAACAGGGCTACTATTTTTAAACCAAGCTTTTGTGGCATAAACTCCATAAGTAGGAGCAAGACCTTCACCACCATCTCGCCAAATATCTGTGCCCATCCCGCCAGGGGATGCATTTCCAAAAATTTCTACAAATTCAGAATAAGAACTTAATTTGACAGGACGTAATCCTGGTCCTCTCATCGCTCGACCAATAATAACTGGCCCAACTGGTTCCGCCTCTTTTGGAATTTGTGAGTTGTCAATCTCTGCAACTTGTATCCCAGGTGATACAAATCTAAATTTACTGACGCCGGTTTTAGCCATTGATGAAGTTCTCCTTGCCTAGTATAATAATACTTAAATTCTCTAATAAATAGTAGCTTCTAGATCAAAAAGACAAACGAAACATTATGAGCGATACTTTCCGTTAATCCATGGAGGAACATCACCAAAAATAACACGTTCTCTAGGAATTTTTACTTCAACTGCATTTTCGCGCACCACAATATTTGGCTGTTCTTGATTTTTAGTTGCTCCCACGAGATATCCTAAAACCCTTAATCCAATTGTAGTTTCATATACCCGCGCTTCTTCACCCATATCAGCGACGTTTGTCGTTGTAGAAAAATCTGAATCCATAAAAGCCTCATAACGATGTCCTGCGTGACCAACAAGAACATCATAGTTAATTCCACCAGCAGATGTAACAAATGGTTGAACAATTTCGTTTATTTGCTGTTGAAATTCTGTTTTAATTTTAATAGAATATTTGGCCTCCACATATACAGGCATCGGTATAGTAACTGTTTCATAAACAATTTTCTTTTTCTTTTTGTTGCTTGGAAAGTTAATTTGTTGTCCACCTACGGCACCTGCATTACCGGCAATACCGCTACGTCTTCGATAAGAATCGGCATTAAGAAAGTTTGCGGTCTTATCTTCTTTAACTCGTCGAGCGATAGTTATAGAACCTCCTTTCTCATCGGGGAAGGGGTCTATATTGCCAAAGAACATCCCTTTTTTAGTTAAATCTTTAACA